TCACCTTGAGCTCTAATATTATCTTGCTGAACAGCTTGATCTCTTTCTTGCTTTTTCTTTCTCTTATATTTAAGTGCTTGATTAGCTAGATCTATATTATTAATTCTATTCAAATCAATAACATCTTCTAAATCAATTCCGCCAGATTGTAAAGCTATTTGTACGTTTCTTTCGAATGCAGCTTTATCTTCTTCTTCTGGTTCTAATTCAAGGAATATACCAAAGTCATGTAGATTAAGATTTTCAATCTCTTTTAATGTTTCTACATTGAACAAAGAAATACTTTCTATCAATGCCTGTTTAGTCAACGGGAAATTTAATGAATCATTAATTCTAAGTGATACATTTTCACATATTCTTAATGTTAAGTATAAACTTGCATCTTTTATATGTCTGGTAGCAGTATTAGAATTTGCTGCAGCCATTTTTTGTAAACCAACTAAAGCGTCTCTATCTGGAGTACTTCCATCTTTTGCTTCATTTAATCCGGTTACATCCCTTATCATTTGTAAATAATATTGGTATGTTCCTATTAAAGCTTGGATCTTAGCATTACCATTAGATGTTTGTAATTCTTGAATAGGTACTTTGCCGGGATTCATCCCACCATCTTGTGACATAGATCTACCAACAATAGATCCAGTTTGGAAATACATATTAAGTGCCTCCGCTGGATTATAGTTTGTTCCATTACCAAGATCAACTTCCGCTAATCCATCAACATCAACAAATACTCCATCAGGAACCATTCTTGATAATACCTGTTGCAGTTTTAAATGTGTTAATTGGATCATATCAGCAAATGTAGTAGTTCTACTTACTAATGATTCAATTCTTCCTTTATATATTCTTGGAGCACAAATGGTATAATTCATTTGTACTTTTGTAGTATCAGCGTATGGGCGAGTCATATTCTCAGCTAACTTCCATTCTAGCATTTTTTCAAAACCTAAAATCTTAGCTCCTGAATATAATACCTCTATACTTCTAGATACTCTTTTAAAATTATCATTTTCAGGCGGATCAAAACTATCGTCTTTTTCAATAGCTTTTTCCATTCCCTGTTCTGTTTGTTTTATTTTAAATACTTGGTTTGAATATGTTTTATATTCAAAGTACAATACTTGTACAGTAGTATTATCATTACTTTGCCCTGGATAATTACGTATGTAATTCATATCTCCAGGATATTTTTCAATCTCTTTTAAATCTTCATCAGATAAATAAGGAAACTGTTTTTTTAATTCTTCTAAACTAATAGCTTTAACTTCTCCAACATAATATACATCTTCAAAGTTAGGATCTTCAGTATAAGAATAAACAAGACTAGCTGGATCAACATAATCAATAACAATACCATTAGAGGCATTCCATGAAGTTTTCCCACATGCAATACCAATAACCGTTAAATCATAATTTAATCTTTTTGCTATTAAGTCATATTTATTAGTAGCTAATACTTGATTGATTACTTCTTCTTCTGCTATTTCTATTGAAGGCTTGTAATCTAATTGTAATCTCATTTCTAATTCTTCTTTACTTTCTGGAAGATTAGAAGGATCTGCACTATTATATAAGTTTGCACCTAATTTACTTTGGATCTCATCTAAAAGATCTTTAGCCATCATGTCTCTAATTATACCTGCTGCATAATCAGTTTTTGCTTTAGTAGATGCTGGATCTTGAGCATAAGCTTTTATACTATAACTTTTATTAGATATACCATTAACAACTATATCTACAAATTTTGGCAATATAGGGATAGGTTTCCAATCTAAATTAAGGTAAGATAAATCACCATTGATTGATAATTCATCTTTGTATTTTTGTATAGGCTGTTCACCTCTAGCATAAAGTCTTAGTCTATGAAAGTTTTGCCAATTAGAACCAAATCTATCATTGCCAGCTCCTCCAACTCTATCTCCTCTAAACCATTCGTTTTCAATAGCTCTACCGACTAAAGCTCCGTATTCGAGTGATTCCTTTACACTATCAGGTACTACCTGGCTTGGAAAAGAACTGTTACTATTAGTATAAATCATTTATTATATTATTTTTGAAGTATTGCCATTATTGTCGTATCTCTTAAAATTCAAAGGCACTGCTGTTTTCTGCACCTCATAAACAGGAGTATACATGTGTTTGTTGCATGCCATTATTGCTAATCCCGAACTAATAGAAGCATCATGCTTTGTTCTATTGCTAATATCAAACCTTGCCCAATCATTTAATGTGCGTTGAAAATACATTGATCCGAAGTTATCTCCTAGAATACCAACATGATTCTCAACATAAGTTTCTATTGCAGCAGCGTGCGCTTGTATAATATCTTGACCTGAATTTGGTATACCACCTATTTCTTTTTCTGTAGGTGATAACTTGCTCCAAACTTTATCTGGGCGATTCATTGAAAATCCTCTATAACCTCTTCTTTTAAAATAATATAGTAACCTAGCTTTGTTATTCTCAGCAAGTATTGGCATACCGTAAAATACGCAAGCCATTAAAACTTCTTCAAAAAATATCTCTGCTGTTTGTGGTCTAGCTATATACTCTAGAAAAAAGTGATTAGCTGGGATGTTTTCCATTGAAAACTTTGTAAGCCCGTGTAATGCACCATTAGATCCTCTTGTATCAACAGTTCCTGAAATGTCATAACTATCACAACCAAAAGCACCACAGTGCTCATTGCCAGGATATTTCATTCCATCTTTTATTATCACGCGGTTTTGCAAGTATTTATCGGGAACCCAACTAATAAGAAATCTACCGTCTTGGTTTGGATAAAACATTACTTTAGAATCTTGTATACCATTTTCCCATTGAAAACTTCCACGTGTTAATACACTAGAGTGTCTTAAGTCGTCATTATAATCAATTTGTTCGTATATCTTAGTAAGATTGAATAATGCTTGTTTTGCTTCATCCCTGAAAGCGTGTTGTTCTGTTCTAGGAAACTGTCTATAGTATTCGTTTAAAGCATCAGAGTCTGATTTTAATCCTTCAACCTCATTCTGCCAATGCTCAATAACCCCCGAATCAATTAATTTACCATCAACACCTTTTACGGGTTTTTCTGGAGTATCGAAGACAGGTAAGCCATGAGAATCAATGAAGCCCTCGTAGGACCATTCCATAGGTATGAACAAACTATATAATCCTGAAGTAGTCTGTCCATTGCGGTTTCTTTTTGTAACATCTGAATTGTAATAAAGTTTTTTAAAATTTTCTCCTCCCTTATCTAAAGCATTTGATGTTGAACCCATCATACACTTACCAATAATTTTAGATCCTAATCTAAGACACGTTTTTGTTACACGCCAGTTGTTTAATATATTATCTGGTCTTTCCCATTTACCACTTTCATCATGAGCTAAAAGTTTTAACTTTTCACCATCATAACTATTGTCTCCGGTATTTTTCCAGTCAATTGTTGTATCTAATCCATCAAGCTCTTCAAGCTTCTCGTTTGCATCTAATTTCTTACGTGTAAGTTTCGAGGCGGGTATTCTATAAGCTAATTCAGTTTTAGGTCTATCCATACCATCTTGGATAGGTTTAAAAAAGAAAGGATAGTTTATTGATATAGGAACAACCTTATCAGTAAACATCTTTTTAGCATCGGCTCCTGATTTTGATAATATACCAAAACGAGCATCACTTGATATTGTTGCTTGATTGACTAATTCCGCTGAAGACATAAATGAAAATCCAGAACGTCTATTCTTTAAATAGCACATTCCGTAACATCTATCATCTGCTTTACAAGCTTCCCAAAATATAAAGAAAAGTCTATTAGACTCTCTAAAGTCAGGAGCTCCAACGTCTATCTTGCTCCATTGCAAGTACATATAGTGTGTACCTGTTATATATGTTGGTTTACCATTATTGTAAAAAGCAAACCCTTCTTCTCTGTGTTTAAATTCTTGATCGATGTAATCGTACCAGCGCTCCTTAAAAACATCTGGATACTTATTCCAATCAAATACATTTTTAATCTTAGATAACTCTTTAGGAAATTCAGCTTGATCCCAATATTGCTCTTCCTTTTTGTCAGATCGTTTATAAGAACTTTCTATTAAAGGTAATGCTATTTTAAGATTTTGAATTTCATATATCTCGCCAATCTTTCCGGTACGACTTATAACAACAACATCGTGGTCCTTGTTATATCCGTATTCCCATTTATTATGACGGTTTTTTTGTTTTATGATATTAGGCTTAATGTAATCATCAAGCACTTTATATAAAGTTTGTTCGTACATTATTTAGATCTCCCTTCTGCAAATCCTTTAAACACTTTAGTGTCTGTTTGCTTTTCAGAGTCTTCTAACATTCTTTCTTCTTCCTGGATTCTATTTAGAATTTCAAAAGCGTCAAATATAGCTAACTTTTTTGTTGCTGCCGCATTTTTTAACTTTTCAGGTTCCGGATCATCTTCATTACCCATCAATATTGGAGACTTAGCGACCTTAATTAATTCATCAACCGCTTCCTTACCTGCCTGGATTATACTCTTCTTCGTTTCCTTTATATCCATATTTAATTACAATATCATTAGATTTCATACAATATAATCTCTGATCATCTATTGTAAACTCAAACTCACTATATGGTTTGTACCCTACAAGATCACCAGGACTAATTCCGAGCCCATTTAAGGACTCATTACCATATTTTAGTATTCCAATATGCCTTTGCTCTTTGGATAGCTTAAATTGGTCTTTATTTTTTATTGGCATTACAAAACAACGGTCACCATTTGATTTCCATTTATTATCTGTTTTGTATAAATAGATCTGATCAGGGGAACAAAAATATAAATCTTCTTTAAAGTATGATCTACTATTTTTTTGTTTTCCCTTAATGTCATAGAATCTTCTAAATACATTATGATGTATCACAACAATGTCACCTATTTTTATATCTGTTTCGCCGAATAATGGTATAGAAACCACCTCGGCTAATTTATTTACAGACTTAAAACTTTCAATTCTTGTGTTTGTTATGAGCTGTTTGCCATCAACATCAACACTATTATTGTATCTAGATCCTACAGGTTTAATTATAAAATCAAATACAGCTGTCATATTCATTAGTATTCTAAATCATATTCAACTGATATTGCCATATTGCAATTAAACTTTTTCCACGGCATTACCTCATCATCTTTTTTAATATAGATGTTATATGAGCTGTCAGTGGTATCTAATAATATATAAGAGATGCGATGCCCTCCGTAAACCTCTTGACCTACGGAGTAGTGCATTGCATCGTCTTTATAATTAGTTCCTATACTTATTTTTCTAATTACTGAATCCATTATGCTTCAACTACAGCTTCTGACTCAATATCTGTGTATGAGCCGTCGGTTAAATTAATATTAATTGCACCGTATTCTTCCTGAAGTTTGTTTTTTGTTTCTTCAATAAGATTATTGAGATCAGCCATTTGGTGTAACAACATGTGCTTTTGTGATTCTACCATACCTATATTTACTAATATAGTATTAAGATCTTTTTGCTGATTTGTAATAGTTTCTAATTGTTCTGTTGTAATCTGTCTTACTACTTCCATTTTTATTTAATTTAATTGTTAATATTAGTAGCAACGCACTGGAGTCGAACCAGTTTTGACGGGCTTATGAGACCCGTGAGATACCTTACCTCCCGCCTGCTATTTATTTAATCACTTGTTTTATTTAATTATTACTTCATCTACTGGACCATCAGCGTTTTGAGCATACCCTGCAAATGAGTGAACACACTCAACAGGAAATACTTCGTTAGTTCCAAAGTCAATTACTTCAGTTGTCATTACATCGTAAAAATAACCATCGTAATATATCGGCTCTGTAATTACGTTGCCCTCTTCGTCATAAGTTCCCTCAACTTGTACGATTAAACCTATTTCAACTACTGCCTGAATACCTTGTCCGTAAGATAAACCCTCTTCTGTTTCGATATAAACTTCTTTAGCTATTAAATCAGCTATTGCAGTTTCTTTATCTTTGTATTGTAGTTTTATTATATTCATTATATTGTTGTTAAATTAATACATTCTTCATTTGTTAAAACTGTTTTCCAATGAGAAACTAAATTTATATCATCTGAAAAATTATCAGTTGCCAAAACAGAATTATCTAAATTTAACCTATCTAAAGCTGCCGACCAAGAAACAGAAGCATTTGTATTTGTTCCTATTAAAACGCCATTTACATATAGTTTTAATTCCCCTGCTTTATATGTTCCTGCTAATTTATACCTACCTATCGGCAAAGCACTTGTTGAAACATTATATTGCGTTCCTGCATTAGCACGTATAGTAACCCTTAAAACATTTGTATTTAAAAATGCTAAACCTAAAAAATTAGCTGTTCCGCTTGTTAAATTAGATATTTGCCTTGTAGGTATTCCTATTCTTTTAATATTAACATCTGCAAAAATAGTTCCCTCTGTTTGACCAATTAAACTACTTATTCCCGTTTTATTAATCACATCAGCGTTACGTGTTACTGTAGTAGCTTCGGTTTTTATATATGAAGTAGCGTTTGCACCTGCTTCGAGTTGTGCGCCCCAAATAGCGATGTTTCCTGTACCTCCACCACTTCTAAATTGAACTTGAGTTATAGATGTAATAGCCGTAACTGTAAAAGTTAATTTTGTCCAATCATTAGTAAGGGTAAAATTTTGAATTTGATTAGCCCCATCAGTTACTAATCTAAATTGAAAGTTTGCAGTACCTGTTAATCTTTTTACATAACAAGAAACAGTATATGTTCCTGAACCTGTTATCGTAGTAGGTAATATTCTTGAAGTAGACGCACTTATTACCATTGTATCAGCAGTTAAAGTACCATCAGGTGCAACAACATTGTTAGCTGTTATACTTGTATCTGTTTTAACCCAATAAATATTATCAAACTCCTGACTTCTTAATAAAAGATTAGTTCTTTGTGGTTCAACTAATATACTTGGACAAGTTGAATTTGTATAGTCTAAACGTGGAATATTATTTGCTACGCTTTCAATTAAACCTGCGCTATTAACTCTCGTTGCCGTTGTTGCTCTTACTACACTTAAATCCCCTAAAGTTGTATTAGGTAATACATCATATAATATATTTGCTTTATAAGCATTGGGTGTAACAACTAAACTTGCTTTTTTTAATAACCCTTTACTCTGTAGTGAATCTAATATTGTAACAAGGCACGGTTCAGCTTCAAAGACACCACCATCAGCTAAGACGCGTGCTTTAAATGCTGAAATAAGACCAGAAACATATCTGTCAATTCTTTTTGTTGCCCAACCTATACCTATACCATTCCCCCAACCCATTAGTAAAGTGCTACTATATCAGAACAAGTCGTGCCTGGATCTCCGTCGGTTGTTGCCCAAACATTGGTTACTATTATAGGAAAGAATGATCCATCTGGGACATTATTAAAAACAGTATAAGGAGCACCATTTGTATCCCCTCCTACTAACGTAACAATTAATGTTCCGCCTGATCCTATATATAAAGCTGCAGAGTTTAAGTTTTCACCCGTAGTAATATTAAGAGCGTCCCCTGTTGGGTTTATATTTTTACCTCTTGTTCCAAAATCTGGTTGATTACCGTATTGTCCCATAATTATTATTTTTTAATTAAGCTTTCTTAGCTTTACCAATGTTAACTAACATTTGCTTTTCTTTTTCTGTAGCTTTATTTGTAGATTTAGCCCCGCTAGTAATATTGTATTGTGATGCGTTTGTTTCTCTAGCTTTTGAAGTAAATGCTTTTGCTCTTTCAAACTCTTTTTTAAGTTTAGAATCTTCACCAAGTTTTGCTTCTTTAACTAATTCGCCACTACCGCTTATGATTTTAGCTCTAACTCCTTTTGCCATATCGCCAGGAATATATTTTTTCTCATAAGATTTAACCATTGCTCCTCCTGATCTTGGATCAACTTTAATACCTTGTGTGCTTTCAATATCAGCTATTTTACCAGGAGTATTTCTAGCTTTTTCCATTTTCTTTTTACCTTCATCAAATTTTCTAGTCAATTCAATTTCAGTTTCTTGCTTCATTGGAGAACAAGACATTAATGTAGGGGGAATACTTCTGCCTGTTTTTGGCATATTACCACGCCCTGGTTTCATTTTAAAAGGAGTGTTCATTCTTTTTTAAGTTTAGTTGTTTATTTTTTTTCTTTTATATGTTAATAATCCAGGGGCATCAGATATGCAATCTTCTACCATTGTATTATTATCCACAATAATTAATTTACCAATAGCTTCCCAATTATTAACACTATAATATGTTTCTATATATAGATTGTTTTTATTAAATTGATATGAAACTACATCGATCGGTTCATTAGTTTCTTTTAAGGACATAGTTATCCTTAATTCTTTTTTGTCAATTATTTTAAATTCCACATTATGAAATTCTGTTTCCCAGTTACCCTCCAAAAAGTCTTTATTCATTTTCTGAGCATTAACCAGTGAACAAACAAAAAACAAAACGATTGCTAATACTAAATTTCTCATAATAAATTAAATTAAAGTTATAGTATTATTATTACGTAAGTTTATTGCTTTTTATAAGCTTCCATTTCCCAAGGTAGCTTTTTAGAACCTTCTTTCATTTTAGATCTAAGATATGCTTTTCCTTTCCAGAATACATTCTTTTCATCGTAGCCTAAATCGCCACGTTTCATTTGATCTATGTGAACAAGTTCGTGCTCAATTGTTTTATTCTTTTTTAATTCTAATGGGGATATATTCTTGTTTACTAATATAGTGCCATTAGATTGCGCCATACCTAAAATATTGTCATCCATATCCTTACTGTATATTGGCGTATTCTGCACATTATAAGGCGGCCCTGACATTTTAAATCCCATATTTATATTTTTTAAATTATTATATCCCCTATACATTATTATAGGGGATATAAAAAATATTATGCGTAAAGAGCGTCTGTTACAACAATCTGAACATCATTAACAACAGGCATTGAAACAGGAACAAAAACTCCACCTGGTGCAGCAGCCATAGCAGCATAAATCGCATTAGCAACTAATGGAGCAGTTCCAGCAGCAGCTGTAGAAGAGTGTGTTAAAGTAAGCGTTTTTTGCCCAGCTCCTAATCTATTGTCAAAGTAAACAACAGTTGTAGTTGCAGCAGTTTGCTTTACATCAAAGATTAAAGCTACTGGTAATTGAATAGGCCCTCCGTTAGGGTTAGTTGCTGTAGCATAACCTGTGCCAGTCGAGTCTACGGTAATAAAATTTGCCATTTTGTTTTTGTTTGTTAGTTGATTAATTAATTATTTTTTCTTTTTGTTTTTCATAGATGCTTCAGCATTCATCGCATAGTTTTTTCTAGCACTTGCTTTTAACTTTGGATTGCTAGCTTCTTTAATATCATAAGCAGTTTTTTTGCTTACCATTTTTTTCTTTTGCATAGCTGGCGTTGTAGCTGCTGGAGCAGGTGTTGGTTTTGCAGGAGCAGGAGCCGGTTTAGCAGGAGCAGGTGTTGATTTTTTTGCTGCAAACTTTTCTTTCACTGTTGCTGGTTTTACACTAGCTGGGGCTGTACCCGCCCTTTTTGCTGCAAGTTTTTCTTTCATTGTTCCGGGAGTTTTACTTGGTCTAGCTTGTTTAACAATTTTTTCTGCTGGATTTCTCATTGTATTTCTTTTAATTATTTATTTTATTTCTTTGTTTTATCTTCAAAGTGACTGTATATTCTAATTGCTGTATAACCAATAGAAAGTATAAGAAGAATTACTTTTAAAGCTGGTTCTAAATTTGTCATTGACAAAGATAACGCTACTGCGTTTAATCCGTATAGTTTAATATCAGTTGCGTCCATTAAAGTTTACATTTCGCTCTCTGAGTAATAGGAGCTGCGTGATACATAGTTGGAGTTTTTTTAATTTCCATTCCATCTTTTCCATTACTAGAACCTTTACCCATTGGGAAACCAGTCATGTCTAATGGACCATCCCATAAAGCGTTTGCTCCTGTTATGCCGTTATTTTCTATTCTTTTAACAGCTGGTGTTATTTTTCTCATACCTTATATTTGTTATTAATCTATTAATACTTTTGAACTGTTGGAGGAACCGGTAGGGTTCTATCATAAGCGCCTTGAGCTGGCATACCAAACATACCTGTCATATTTGCCTGTGCTTTTGGATTAAAATTAACAGGAGCACCCGTTGGTTTTATTCCAGGATTATAAGTTCTTGGCTCTGACGTAATCGGAGTTTGTGGGAAAGTATCCCCTGTTAAACCAAGTGTTGATGTATCGCCTGATGGCATAACGCTTGGATCATACTTTGGATTGCCTAAGGCACTGTTGTATCTCATCTTGTTTTATCTTTATTTACATTATTTATTGCTGATCGTAATACTATATCTGTATAAGTATTATTTTTCATTATTTTGTTACTTCGCGGAGTAGTTGGTATATCTTCTACCCCAAGCATTATACGGTACATTCGACTTATCAGTTGTTTGCACTTGAATGAAACTTTATATATGTTGTATTTCTGGGTTGTATGATTTCTATTTCGCCATACTACTATCCATCCTTCTTTTAACAAATTGTTCCAGCGCTTATTGTCCCAACTATATGCGTAAGTACCTACCTTATAATCTTGCTTGGTAAAAAACTCCATGCAATCAAAATATACTAATAATTCTAAATCAGCATCCGTAAGATTATAATTTCTACAAGCCCATTTGCGTATTAATCTATAATGTTTTAATAAGCCAAGATCTTTTATATCCTTTGCTTCTAATTTTCTCATATAACTATTACGACATCCTGTAATCTTATAACCTGATAGTCCTGACCTTCAAACTCTATCCCATGTCCAGCAGCTTTGTCATAATAAATAACATCGGCTTCTTTTAAACATTTAATATCCTCACTTACAGAAACTACAATAGCTTCTTTATAACGTATATTCTCTTTATCTTTTTCTTTTAATAATAAACCGCTTTCTGTTTTTGATAATCCTACTTTCTTCGGAAGTATCACTATATTATTACCTATTGCTCTCATTAACTCTTAAATTATTGATTACACAATCGGTTGATAATATTGTAACAGCTACGGATGCTGCATTTTTTAATGCGCTCTTAGTAACAGATAGAGGATCAATAATTCCAGCTTCTATCATATTAACTTGTTCTCCAGTTACAGCATTTAATCCAGAGCCTTCTAAGCGATCCCAATTAGTTTCTGGATGATCAATACCTGCATTACTTAATATTGTCTTAAACGGAGCTTTAATAGCTTTTAGAAGAGCAATACCTCCATTGTTCGTTGTTAATACATTTCTTGAAGCATCTAAAAGAGCAATTCCTCCACCTGGAACAATCCCTTCTTTAATCGCTGCTTTAGTTGCACAAATTGCATCTTCAACTCTATCTGCTTTTTCTTTTAATTCTAAATCAGATCCAGCGCCAACTTTTACAACAGCAACTTTTGCCGACAGTCTAGCTAATCTTCTTTCTAATCTAATAACATCACCTGGAGCAGTAGCAACCTGTAATTGTGAATTTAACTCATCAATTAATTCTTGCACTTCTTCTTTTGTTTCACCAACGTGTAAGATTGTTTCGCTATCATCTGTTATTGCTTTTAAGCAACTACCTAAACATTCAATATCTATAAGATCCATATCGTCTCCTAGATCTTCGTTTATAATTGTGGCTCCAGTTAACAAAGCAAGGTCTGTTAAGGTATCCTTTTTTGTGATACCATAAGTTGGTGCATTGATAACATTAACTTTTATATTACCTTTAACTTTATTCATTGCTAAAGCAGATAGTACAGTTTGTTCCATGTCTGCAATAATTAATAACGGTTTGTTATTCTTTATTACATACTCTAAAACTGATTGTATCTGACGAATAGATTCCACTGGTGATTCAACAATTAATACTAATGGATTTTCTAATTCAGCAATTCTTTTATTTGGGTTTGTGATAAAGTTTGAATTTACTAATCCTTTATCATATTGTACACCATCTATAATTTCTATTTCTGTTTCTGGATTTGCTGATGATTCCATCATAACAATTCCAGTCTCACCAACTGCTCTAAAAGCATCACCAATAATTTTACCAAGTACTGGATCATTGTTTGTTGATATAGTGGCAATATGATCTATCATATCTCCAGTTACTGGAACTTTAATAGATTCTAAATATTCTATAACTTTATCTACTGTAGTCTCAATACCGTTTTTTAAATCTCTTGAACTTACAGTATTTTGAATTGCATAAGCTTCTTCTAAAATAGCATGTGCTAATACCGTTGCGGTAGTTGTACCATCGCCAGCTTCCTTAACCGTTTTTCTAGCTGCTTCTTTTAAAAGTCTTGCTCCCATATTCTCTACGGGATCTAATAATGTAATGCTGTCTGCAACCGTAACACCGTCTTTTGTAATTAACGGTCTACCTTTACTATCTTCTAACATTACGCATTTTCCACCGGCCCCTAATGTTGAGCTAACTGCTTTAGTTAACTTTGTTATACCGGCAAATACATTATCTCGTGCTTCGTTACCAAAGCTGAGATTCTTTACTATTTCATCTGACATATTTAATTGAATTTAATTTAATATATATATTACTTATTTTAAGTAATTTTTACCTGCCTTGGCCTCTATATTTTTTTGTATAATTTTTTGAAGACTTTAATGCTGAGGTTTTTGATTTAGCATGAACTCCTGGTCTGCTTATATTCTTCTTAACAAGTTTAGCAGAACTTTGAGATGATTTTTGATTTGCCATTTTAAGATATATTTTTTAATTGAAAGTGCATGCCATCTTTTCTTGTCCAAGTTCCACCCCAATCAAATCCAGCATCAGTAAAACACTTTACTAATTCAGTAGACATTGTAGGTTCTTTTCCTAATCCATTCCATGCTGCATTAATATCTATTGCAATACCCCAAGAATGTAGTGATAAAGATTTTAATCCACGCTTTCTACGTACATTAAAGCATCCATCCCATGTTTTTAATTCCTTAATTAATCCTCTATCAATTATATTTGTAAAAGCAACTATTAACGGATTTATTATTGCTTTATTGCAATATAGTTTTTTTGGTATAACACCCATTTCTAAATGAACAGGTATATCCCATACTGTCATGTATTTTAATTCGTTTTCAATTAAAGCGGGATCACCCCACTTTTTTAAGCATTGACTACTTGTTACCATTTCCTCTTAAGTTTATTTTCCAATACATACCAAACCCATAATTTATTGATCCATCAAATCCTACACCAACATTAGCTTGATATACTCTATCTTTCCTATCTTTGTAAATTAATCCAGGTGTTAATAATCCTGACCCACCTATAAAAGCATTTCCCCCTATATACATCTGTCTTCTAGGATCTTCTTTCTTTGTTATAGTCTTTGTTACAAATGGAATTTTATAATCTTTTATATATTCTCTTTTACCATATAATTTGTTTAACCAAACTGTATCCTGTATAACTATAGTACCAAGACTATCTAGTTTTAATGTATCAGAATATACTGTTCTAACTAAATGTTCCTTTAAAAGGTTATTAAAACGCGTTTTACAGGTATCTATTGACTCTCCTGGCTTGTATTCTTCTTTATCTATAGATATGTATTCTGTTTTTACAGCATTAACAGTTTTAAATACCGTGTCTTTTGTAACTTTCCACACTGTGTCTGTCTTTACCGTAATTTTATTATCATCTACATCTATATTATTACAACTTCTTTGTAAAATTATAATAGCAACTAGACTTGCAATTAAATAATAAGGTATTTTATTCTGTACTGACATATTTAGCCTTGAATAAACGTTCTACTATATTTGTAATTCCTTCTATTGTTATATACGATGTTGCAACAATTACCCAATCAGTAGAGGTTATTACTCCGGAGAATAGCCCAGTTGATGCTACAACAAATACCGTAAGTTTTCTACTAACCCATTTGTTAAGGAATAAATCTATTTTTTCTTTTCTGCTCATTAGTATACTTTATTTAATACAAATATATCGCTATAGATATTATTTGTTCCGTTATTACTTCCCCATTGCACTGTAACATCTAAAACATTGCTTATAGTTGTATCAAATGTCGTATTATTTACAACATTGAATGCAAATCCCTGAGTAGAAGCATTAGATGTTTTAATGTAATGAAATGCTCCTAAAGAAACAATAGAAGCTACTCCTGCACCACCAATTTGTCTTATAGTGAAATCTATGTTCAAACTCCAAATATCATTTATTATTGAATTTGTTAAACTCTGTACACCGCTATCTAATAATGTAATAGCTCCTGCTTTAACTCTTATTCTAATAGTTTGATTGTTGGCTGCATTCATAACTCCTCCGAAAACCGCACTAAAACTATCACCTACTTTAAATCCAT